AAAGAAAACCCACCGGTGCCGCCCGGCCCGCCATTGCCGTTGGCGCCGGAGCCGAGTGTACCGGCCGTACCTCCTTGGCCCACCACGATGGTGAGAGTTTCATCGGCCACTACATCAATACCGAGAGCGCCCATGAGAGGTGCGCCCGTACCTCCGGCGCCACCTTGCCCGCCTTGGTTTGCACCGGAGTTATAACTCCCACCGCCGCCGCCACCGCCGCCGCCTCCTGATCCCCAAGCGATGATCCGAGTGACTCCGCTCGGCACCACCCAAGAAACCGTACCGGCGGCCGTCGCATCATAATACCTAATCGTTGGGCGTTGCGTGGAGGTAAACATCGAGAGGAGCCAAGTGCCCGCTTTGGCGTAAGTGCCATCGATGCCCGAGGTATCCACCACCATCTTTGTAACGGTGCCGATTTGCACTTTAAAAGCGGTGGCATCCTCGGTGATACTCACCTCTCGAGCCGCCACTCCTAAATAAATTCTTGAGATGTAACTCGATCCCCAACGGTAAAGCGTTGAGCCGAGCCCGCCCGCAATATCAGTCGGCGCACCCGAGGAGTTTCTCGGTACGTGATCGGTTGAGAGCCCGGTTTTATATTGGTTTGGATCGGAGCTCGATATTACATCGCCCGGATTTTTAGTTTGAAAAGTATTGGTGCCCATTTAAACCTCTCTTAATCCAAAGGTAATCGTTTGCTTACCCACATCGAGTTTTCGGCTCATAATTTTAAAATACGTGTCGGTGTTTAGTGTGAGGCTCCATTGCTCGTATGGATACCGAGCGGTGCCATCGTAATAATCCATCCCGTACCGAGGGAGATCGCCACCATCAAAGGGGAGATAAATCGTCGGGTAATCGATGTTTACTTTATCGAGAATGTTGAGCGCCAAAGTATCGTACCAAATCGGTGTTTCCAATTCGAGCTCAACTTTAGGAAAAGAAAACTCATCGCGATTGGCGTCGAGTATTGTTTGGATTTTAGTTGTGGATGCATCGGCAATGAGCTCATTACGCATTGCCTTTGGTTTCACACCGTACCGGGTGATGGAGGTTGTATCCCTCGCCACCGAGGAGGTATCCTCCCATTGCCATAAATTAAAAACCCTATTCATCCCGTCGCGATATTTTGGGATGTTGATTACGTTTTCAATGCTCCTCGACGCTTGCCCGTAAAAGGTAAAAGCGAGAGTGGCCGACTCATCCCGTGAGGTGACGTAAACAACTCCGCTTTTTATATAAAGCACCGAGTTGGCGATGAGTAAAAGATCCTTTAAAACTTGGCCCACCGATTTATTTTCAAGCGATGTTTTATCATCGATGGCGAGATCGGTACCCGGTGTGATGTTTGATAAACTCACCGTCACTCTCTCGTTAAAGGGCGCTTGGTTTAAGAGCGCATAAATCACCGCCGAGAGGTTTTGGCCGTTTGAGATTGATGAGTAAGGCACCTCGATCTCATTTAAAAGGCTCTCAAATCCGAGCACGGCAAAGGTGGCTTGCTGTGCGGAGATGTTTGATACGCTCGTTACCTCATTGATTAAGCCTTCAAAAACCACATACTCCCCGCCCAAAACCTCCTCACCGACGCTAAAAAATCCGGCAATCAAATCATAATTACGGATATCCCACGTGATTTTAATCAGTGAGTTTTTGCGAGTGGTGCGAAAAATTGAGCGGAGCTCGGTTACATCGGAGTATTTACCGTGATCATTACGGAGGGTGATATTAAACCCGGAGTTTTTCACCACTCCAATATCAAATTCGGTATTATCGATCCCTTGGCGCGGGCTCCCGAGCGATGCCACATCCTTTGTAACCTCGATGTATTCGGAGAGGTATTCACCATCCTCTCCAAAAGGTTTTACATAAACGCGCCAACGGGCCATAAAATTATGATACCTCCACGAGTTTTAAATCGATGGGCATCCCTTGATACCATCTCGAGCTCACATACTCCGGTGTGTACTCATTGGTGATATCCATTAAAAAGATATCCTCGAGCCGGTATCCCTCGCGCTCGAGCTCGAATTGGCTCACATCACCGCCGCAAAGCCATACCAAAAATCCTTCATATGTCGTATGGAGGAGCTCGATTAAAGTTAAATCGGTGGATGCGGCGCCCGCGTTTTTCATCTTTATTTGGCAATTAAATCCACCAACGGATTTGGCCACATAGGATTTACCGGATAAAAACTTTGTGACTTTTCGATCCCGATCAAATTGCGGCTTTAATTCGGGCTCAACCGTAAACGTGCCAAGCGCCTCGGTGACGATAAATTGTTTAATGTATTTATCTTGGTTTGCCACCATGGTGCCATTGATGATTAATCGGAGCGCCGTCGTGCTCACCTCGTTAAAGGAATGGTGAGTGGTGGTGACGGTATTATCGGTGCGATCTATCGCGGTTGAAAAGTCTTGGTAATTGGTGCCGTCGTAATATTTGAGATTATAATTTTTTAAATTATGGCCCACGAGGAGGATATCGGTAAAACTTTTGGTTTCACCAAACTCAATCACCATCGTTGTGGTGCCCGCATCGGCGGAGCCCGTTGTACTCCACCCCGAATTATTATTACGGTTTCGCATGAGATCCGTATAATCCTCTCCCGTATCGGTGGCCGCACCATCGGTGACGGTGATGGTGGGGAGCTCATTATCGAGATCGAGAAAATTTTTACGGAAAAACTTAATCATAAATTACACCACTCCTTGCCCGAGGAGAGATACGTTAGAGGCTTGGCGCTCTAAAATTTTAGCCTCGATAAATTCAATGAGATTATCTTTGAGCTCAAGTACCACCGTCACTTGCCCGCCCGCTCCGCCGCCGGAGTTACCGTTTAAAAAATCCTCGAGTTTTCCGGTGAGATCGCGGGTAACTACGGTTTCGCCTTTGGTGAGAGTGGCGGGCACCGAGTCTTGGTTAGCTCCGCCGCCAACGAGCGTACCGCCCTCGTTAAATCCGATGCCGGAGATTTTCGCGACGTTTGCAAACGCCACCGCGCCGATACCGGCGGCGGCCGCGATGTTGGCCGGAAACGGTACGTTGGCGAGAGCGTTTTGGATCGCCACGTATGCATCGATGGTGGTTTTAGTGATGGCGGCGGCTTTACCGATGGCCACGAGCTCTTTACTTGATGATTGCTGTAATACCGAGATGCCATCTAAAAATTGCATATACCCTTGATGGCGAGCGGCCTCCTCGGCTTGCTGAAACTTTGTTTTATCATTCTCGAGTTTTTTTACATCAAGGGCTTGCTTTTGTTTTAAAGCGAGAGAGGCTTGCGCGTACTGCGTTTCGGTGATGAGATTATTTTCGCGGGCAATTTGGAGATCCTCCCACTCTTTTTGATGTTGCCCGGCCATGAGCTCATTGCGTATGGCAAAATCCTCCTCCATCACCGCCCATTTATTTTGATTGTGCTCAACGAGCGATGCGAGCTCTCCCTCGAGGTTGAGTTGGCGCATCTCATTTTCATATGCGTAATAATTATCGAGAGCGGCGCCTTTATCGGCAAGCCCTTGAGCAAAGGAGGTGTATTGCTCTTTTTCGGCGTTGGTGAGCTCCTCAACCGCCACTTTTTGATTTTTAAGGCCCTCCGTTGCCAAGGCGGCCGCGCCCTTTACTTCGGTGAGCGCCATTACGCCCGCATCCCTTACATCAAGGAGAGCCATGCTCATTTTGCTTAATGTACTATCTCCCATGATGGTATCGTTGAGAGCGGTGGCGGTTTCGTTAAGCCTTGAAAATGGATCGCTATCCTCCACAATCCCAAGTTTATCGGCAAGCCATGCGACTGATCCGGCCACGGCGTTAAGAGCCATCACAATTGTTTGGAGGCCCGCGATAAATGTACGCACAAAAAGATCCACCACGGCGGCGGTGTTTGCAAGGATGGTGGCCACTTGGATTAATGCTTTTCCAAGTCCCATCATCAAAGCCTCTTGCGAGTTTTCAGCGCCGGACGTGAGTGCCCTAAAAATCTCGGTGATTTGATTGAGCATCGCAATCACCACCGGGTTTTTAGTAATGGATACGGCAATCGCCTCGTTGAGATTACCCCAAGCATTATTTAAATTACGGAGAGCTCCGCCAAAAGTCTTTGCGGCCTCCGCGCCCGCGCCGCCGAATGATTGCTCGAGTTTCGTGAGTACATTGGCCATCGTTTCGGCTTTAGTGGCGCCCTCTTTGATCTCAATCCCGTACCGTTTAAAAGCCTCGACGTTGCCCTCAATCCCTTTACCAACGAGGCGGGTGGCACCATCTAAATCCATACCGAGTGCCACGCTCATATCGATGGCGGCACTTTGCGCCCGCTTTAATCCCTCGGCATCGAGGCGAGTGAGCGATGAGAGCACGGCCAAGTTTGAGGCCACCACATCATCCGATATGCCGGTGAGGTTTTCCATCTCGGATGAGAAACTTTGGAGGCTCGTAATCGCATCGGCCGAATATTGGCCGGAGAGGGCAAGAGATGTGGCAAGTCTTTTTAGCGCGTTTTCTTCGGCAATCGCGGCCTCCGCGCCCTCCATTAATGCCGAGCTCATAAACTGAATACCGTCTTTAGCAAACCCGAGTACCGCTTGCACCGCCTCGGCCGCTAAAAAACCGCTCATTGTGGCAAGAGCGGTTTCAAAAAATCCCACGTTTTTGGATGAGTTTTCGCTAAAAGATTGGATGGCATCATCCATTTTGGATGTTGCATCCTTGGTGGCTTTGGCGGCGTTGGCCATCTCCGCACGGAGGCCGCTCGTTTCAGCTACCAGACTTACTACTAGCTCCTCTAAATTTGCCACTCGTAAACCTCTCATTGAGCCGCTTTAAATCCCGGCTCGACATTGGGCGCACCGTTTTTTTGGTGGCCTGATTATATAAAGGCCAAAACTCCGCAAAAGTTAAACCCCAAAACGCCGCCGGAGAGGTGTTAAACTTTTGGTGCGCGATGGTGAGTAAGATATCCCAATTAAACCCATCCCACCGTGGCGGCTCCGGCGCCGCCGCTAACTTTTTTTTTCGGCCTCCGTTAAGTCTTTGAGCTCGGTGATATCCTCCGATTTATTACCGGCCGTAATCCGGCCGAGATAAATCACCACTTGGCTCGTGATCTTTGCACCCTCTCCCATCACCAAGGCCCATATCTCCTCGAGGCTAAACTTTTTTTGTGTGGGATCATTCGGATTTAAAGCCGCTTGGTTATAATAAATTATTTGCGCGGTTTCCGAGAGGGCGGGGAGTGCTTTGATCGCGGCCTCGGATGCCATGGTGGATTTATCCACTTTACCATCCTTAAACCTCACACCTCTTGAGTATCTCCACGTGAGCCACGCCACCGAGCCGACGTTGCTCTCCATCGCGGCAATGTTTTCAAATGTGGGCCGAAGTAAAATCTTTTCTCCGCCGAGAGATATCTCCATCTCGTTTCGGTATTTATTTTCCATTTTTCGTTGCTCCTTTTTGATGGGTAAAGGCGGCGCCATACTCCACTCCCCATCGAGCGTTTCCGGCACCTATCCCCTCCGGCCAATCCAAAAACCAAAGGGGAGTTTTTAAATACTAATCAAGTACCGAGTTGCGCGATGCTCACCGAGCCCGAGGAGTTTGCACTCATCGAGAATGATGCCTCGCCATCGTACTCACCGCTTGCCTCGAGTGAGTTGATCTTGAAACTCGATGAGTAAATACGGCCTCCATCGAGATCAAGAAACGCGAGCGATACGAGCGCGTTTTGAAAAGCGGAGTTTTCCATCTCCCGATAATTGGTGGAGTTGGTGTATACACCGCTCCCCGATACGCTCACCGAGCGCATACCGGCGCCGCTTTTCAAGTTTTTCCATTGGTTTGAGCCGTGGTTTGATACGTCGATCTCATCAAACGTGGCCGAGAATGAGCTCGTGCGGAGCCCGCCAATCGTTTTATACGCTTGGATCGCAACGGTGGCATCCGTCGCATCGCCAACGGCGGTGCCGTCGGGAGTGAGGGCCAAACCAAAAGTGGTGCCATCGATGAGGCCTAAAGTGCCATCAACGGTGCCATCCACCACAAAATAAAAGCGGCTCGTTAAAAAAGTGGTGCCGACGGCCTCACTAAATTTTACGAGATCGCCCGCCACCAAACCGTGGTCCGCTTTTGTGTGTACCGCTCCGGCGGAGGCGATTGTCATATCCTCCGCGATCTTGAGCAACATATCCTTACCGGCTTTTTCGCCCGCCATATTAATCTCCTCCTAATAAGAGTTTAAATTGCTGTATCCCGTGCCTAGTCACATTATCGGTATCCGTTAAGATATCGATCAAGGTCCGGCGTATATTTAAATTACGCCATCCCGTAATCTCCATTTGCGATTTATGGAGTATCTCATCGATCCGCTTTTGGATCTCTTGCACCTTTTTATCGCCTCGGCCGGTGTGTGAGCTCGCGCCCGGCCGATACCAAGTATGAATTGTGAGCGTGGCCTCAAGGCCCTCGGTGGTGTAATTACCGCGATCCTCAAAGGGACTGATCTCCATCACCACAAAAGGGTACTCCATCGTATCGGGTACGTGATCCACCACTTTAGTTGAGAGATCAGTTACGCTTGCATCCTCGCCCAAAAGAGTGATGAGGGTATCGTCACTCGCGAGGTGATTATAAATCGCAAATTGAGTATCCGTTGGCGCCCAATCCCTCGTTGCGGCCGTGGGAGGTGCGTAAAGGGTGCCGGTGTACGCGGTGCCATCGATGGTGTAATTGGTGCCGCGCCTAACATTTGAAACACCGGGATTAGAGCAAGCGCCCTTTGTACCAGTGCGATTATTTGAGGTTGAGTTAAATTGATATTGCACGCCACTCACCACATTGGCGGTGCCGGGATCGGAGTACCTCTCGGTGGCATCATAGGTGCCAACGAGATCGGTGAATGAGTGCACTTGCGGTACGGTTTGATCAAGTTTTATAATCCCGGCCGTGGGATACCGATCACCGCTTGCGGGCGCCGTATAAAAATCAGTGCGCGGAGAGTAAACGTGATTTTCGGCGGAGTTGAAAATTACAAACTCATTGAGATCATAATTTGAGTGATTGGTATCCACTCCGGCGCCAATTACGATGCCTGTACGTACCGATGGATCGGGAGTTGGGGAGGCGAGGGCCATCGTTAAGGTATCAAACTCGGTGCCGTCAATACTCAATTTAAGGTTTCCGGCGGCCGTTGAGCCCGCCCACGAGAGCATAATATCCATCGGCACGCCCGAGGTAAACGCGGTTGAAACGGCGGTGGAGTCGGTAAGTGCCAAAGTGCTTTGATTGGTATTTGATAAACGCACCCGAATTTTTCCGGT